GAGCGGCACGACCTCATAGCGAACGATGCCGAGCTTGTAGCCGAGCGAGCGAAGCACGGCGTTGATCGTCGCTGCCTGGGGCCGCCTGGTCGTTCCCGAAAACCAATGGACGAGAGTTCCGGTCGCAACGCCGCTCTCCTCGCTGATCTGCTTGTAGGTCGTTCCGCTGGCCTGGACGACAGTTCGGATCTCATCGATAATGGGATCTTTATCAACAAAGTTATAGCTTTTGTACGTAAAGCTCTTGCTCATGGAGTCGGCTCTTTCTTGTCGAGCAACTGGATGATTTCCAATGCAGTCGCCGTAGGCATTGGGACATTGTTGATCTGAACAAAGATCTCGCCGTTAGGCTGCGATTCCATGCTCCACTGCCCATCTGGCGGCTGCGTTTTTGGTGGCGGCGGCGGGCTTGGAAACAGCCCTGCGCGCTGCATACGCTCAACCCAGCGGCGTTCTTTCTCAGAGATCATGGCTGGTCTTCCCGGTGCGGGATCTCGCGCATACTGCGCTCGATTGCTTCTAGGCCCGCGCGCTGCGCCGGCGTCGGTGGATAGATTGCTACCGGGGGCCGCTGGGCGAGGATCGTCTCACGGTGGATGCCGCCGGGAAGCGTCGATTCGACTTGAGGGCGCAGCGGATTGGGCTCGGCGGTCGTAGGCTTGGCGGCTTGCGCGAAGCCAATAATCGCGTCCCAATGCGCGCCGTCGCCCACCACGGTGCGCGCAATGCACGTCGCAATCTGGTCAAGCGACTCCTTGGCCGCGGGCGTGAGATCGTCCCAAAACGTCCCGGCGCGGATCTGATATTTCATCGCTTGCGCGATCGAGCCGACCTCGGGAAAGTTCACTTTATCGCTTGCCATTCGAGCCAATCTCTGAGGGTTTCGGCGTGCGGCTTGTAGCCGCCGCCAGGTGGAAAGGAGTCGGCCTTCGAGCCGATTTTCGCCCACGGATGGATGAACATCGCCCGGGTCTTCTTGTCCCAGCCGATCAGGCAACAGATCCCGCCAGCGGCGATGTACCGCTTGCCCTCTTCGTACTGGCGAAGCGTCGGCGAGAATGCTTGGTACTTGATGATCTTCGCCTCGGCCTCGAGATGCGGAAAGCCTAGAAACTTGATCGAGAGATCGAGGAGCCCGACTGCGCGGCGGTCCTCGTGCCGGCGGGCGTAAGCGCCGAGCTTTCGGCAGTCGCTCACCAGGGCGGTCTTGAGTTCAGATTCGAGGTTCATTCCTCCATTGCCTCGTAGAAATTGCGCTCTTTGTTGGGGCATTCCTCGCGTAGAAGAGCGAGGCATCGCCGAATCGAAGCGGGGCCTGTGCCGAAGCTTTCAGTGAAGTGCCCGCACCGGCTGCAGATCACTTCCACGCTGTCGATCATCCGGCCGTCGTCGCCCTCCAGTTCGGTTTCGTTGACCTCGCAGGGCACGTTCACTCGCCTGGCTCCTCTTCGTCTTCGAGAAGCGGAATCGGAAGCTCGAAAGCCTCGAACGTCAGGATGAAGCGATCCGATTTTGCATCGTGGGCAACCAAGACGTCGCTGTAGCGGATGCCGACTCGGCACGCCTCGGCGTGCGCGCGGATAGCCTTGCTCAACCCGTCGCCAAACGCCTCGACCGGCCGCTTCTCGGTCATGGCTTCAGCTTCCTCGCGAGATTCCATCGCTCGCGATGAACCGATACACGCGGTTGGCGCGGCTTGCGTGTCCCTTGGCAAGCGAATCCTGGCTCGGCTCCGCAATCAGGACAGCGCACCTTGAGAGCGTCGGCTCGCGTCATCATGGCTTCAGCAAGAGCGCGAGGCACGTCTGTAGCGCCCTGGAAGCCTGGAGAAGGTTGAATTGAAGGGCGTAGGGGTTGTACTCGCCAACCTCGGCAAGTTCCCTCGCGCCTTCGCTGTACTCGATGACGTCGTCGAGCGCGTCGGACATGACGTCGCGCTTGACCGAGCTCATCGCATCCTTGAATTCCGGCCGGTCGTGCTCCTCGATCGCCTGGATGACGACCTGGCACTCCGAATCGACGACCGCGGGATGATCGCCGGCGGCTTTGGGGTATTCGCTCATCGGCTCGACCGTGCCGGCGAAGAAGGCGGTGCGGAGGTAGTTGACGAGCGCCGCGGTGGGGATCGGCTTGGCAGTGGGGCGCAAGGTGCGGAGCGCCGGCTGCGACATGCGAGAGACGAAGGCTGAGCCTAGCATGTTGACGAAACTGTCAGGCAGATTGCCGCCGCCTGGATGGCTCACTGGCGCGTAAAAGGCGACGAGCGGGGCTGCGACCGCATAGCCGAACTCAAGCCGCTGGAAGGCGATCGTAGGGGCCCTGCGGACCAAGTCGATAAAAGCGTCGTCATCGACCTTTGCGAGGATCATCGAAGACGTTCCTTGAGCTTAAGAATCTCCGCTTCAAGGAATCGCTCAGTTTCAGTTTGCTCGGCCGTCGATGGACCATAAACGATATGAATCACGGCGGTGCGCATTCTCTGATCTTGCTCCCCGCGAAGAGCCTCAAGGGCTTTTAGTTTTTCCTCGGCCGTCATCGATTCTCTTCAGCATTGAGGGATAGAACTTGGCGTACATCGCCAGCTTGCGCTTGGCGTTCATCCGGATCGTCGGCTCCCCCCGATCGTCTTGAGCGAGCGCGATCAGCTTTTCGAGCCGTGCGCGCGTCGGACGATCGGGAGGTTGCTCGACCATCAGAAGGGAATGTCGTCGTCGATTACGCCGGCCTGGCCTTGCGGCTCGACCGGACGCGCGCCGCGTTCCGACATGGCGTCCCGCGGAGGAGCGCCTCGTCGACGAGCGAGCGCCTCGCCGTCGACCTCCTCGTCTTCGTCGGCGGTCGTGAAGGCGACGTCCTTCCAAGTTTCGAACATCGGCTCGGTGATCGCGGAGAGCGCCGCATCGGTCCAGCCGTCGCCGCGGTACTTGTAGCCGTAGTAAGCTTCGCCGGTGGGGCCGCGATTCTGCACCGCGACGATCTTGTACCGCTGGAAAAAATGGCTGACCGGCCTGGCGTCGACCTGGCTGAACAGCCGCTTGGCTTCCTTGACGCCCGAACGCGTGTTCAAGGTCAGCGCGAGCGTGTTCCAATCCGGCAAGTACCAGAGAACCTCGAAGGTTAGAGTCGCCGCCGGCGGGCTCTCCGGATCGTCGTAGCGGGACGAGCCGAACTCAGCCAAGCCCGACTCCTTGACCGTGCGCGCAAGCTTCCAGGTGTAGGTTTTTGGGTTCATCGGGTAGCGAACATGGAATTCGCCTTCCGGCGGATCCCAGTGGATGAAGTCTCGCGCGCGGGCCAGGATGCCGCGATCCTCGTTGGGACCACGCGGCGCCCAAAGGTTGTAGGTCTGGCGGCGCATGATCGGCACGCCGATGATCTCTGCGCCTAAAGAGGTCGTCAGCGTCGTGTGCCAGAACTCGCCGGCTTTCGCTTCGCCGGGATAGTCGACACATTCGGGATTGCTGGCCTGGAGAAGCTTGATCCTCGGCAGCATCCGTTGTTTCGGATCGATATCGCCCCAGGACGCCACTTTAGGTTTGCCCTGGAGATGCGCCGGAAGATCGAATTTGTTCGCCGGCGCGATCGGCGTGACATCTTGCACCATGACGGGTTTGCCCTCTCTGAGCGTGTAGCGCGGCTTTGTTGCGAGGCTCATTTCGACCTCCGCAACGAAACGTAGCGGGCGATGCTGGTCTTGAAGACGTCATCGGGCGGCTCTCTGCCTTCGTCCTCGACTTGTCCTCTCGCCCAGGCGCCCAGCGTCATGGCGTTCACGGTTTCCGTGATCATGCCGCCTTGGCCGTTGTCGCGGAGGTACGCGTAGCCCTTTGGCTTGTCGAGAATCGAGCATGACCAACGGCGATTTAAGCCGACGAGGCCGTAGCCGTTGACCCGCACGTTCTTGATGCCGTGCGCGTCGAAGCACTCGGGGATCTTGGTGTAGGAGAGGTTCTGATCGAGCTTGCCAAGCTCGCCCAGCTTAGCGCCGAGCCCTTCGAATTCCTCGCGCATGTCGGCGTAGAATCGAACCATGTCGGCCGGCTCGTTGGCGGTGATGGCTTCTTGAGCTTCTTTGATGAGGAGCGCGCTGGCGGTTTCGAGGGCGCGCTGGGCCGCTTCGCACGCGGCTTGGGTATCCGGTTTCATTGCTGTCGTTGCTCCATGTTGCGGGCGCGAAATCCGGCTTTCACGGAATCGCTAAGCCGAAACATGGAGGGGTAGGTGCGTTATGTCAACCGGGAATCTACTTGTCGTCCACTAAAATTAGCCCTGAGGGAACGGCCCTACGGCTCGACCTCGCTGATAGGGCCCCATGCCCCAAGGCGCTTTAGTCGTCACTGGCACCGATGCCGTGGCGCTTGGTGGAATCACACCGGGATTGATTCGCGTCCTCGGCAGCGGCGCAACCGCGGCCGCGGGTTGTCCGCCGCCGAATATGCGCGACAGGTCGAGCGCCGTCGCCACGGGAGGACCGCCCTGACCGCGTGGGCTCGCCAGTGCGCCGCCAAGCATACCGCCGCCGGTGCCTGGGTTGGCGTTGGGGCGATAGTTGAGCGGAACGAACGGACTCTGAGCCGCCGTAGGGACCGGCGTTTGAGCGCGCATCCGCGAGTTAGGGCCGGCGCCGATGCCGCCGCGACGATTGCCGCCGCGCGCGACCGCGGGCTGAGCCGCGGGCGTGCCGGTGGGAGATTCCATCGTGTTCCCGGGGCCGCCGCCAATCGGGATGTTCTGAGGTCCAGTTGGCGATTCCATCGTGTTCCCAGGACCGCCGCCGATCGGGATATTGCCGCCGTTCACGCCATTGGTGGGGATCGAGGCGGCGTTGGCGAGCGCCGCGGTGTTCGGATTGGTGTAGGGCAAGATCGGCTGGCCCTGAGAATTTGGGCCGCCTGGTCCACCAAGGAAGGGGAGAATCGGCGGCTGATTCGTATTCCCGGCGCCGTTGGCGAGGGCTTGCTTGAGCGCATCGATGGCGTATTGTGGCTGACCGGCGGCGTTGACCGGACCTCCCGTCTGCGCGGTGCCAGGCCCCTGGAACGGCGCTTGCGCCGCCGGCGCGGGTGCAGCGTTAGCCTGGCCTACTGGGTTGATGTAGTTCCATAGCCGCTGCAGCATGTTCGGATCCGGCGCGCTGCCGTCCGGTGCGCCGGCGCCGTAAGCGTTGCTCATCGCTCGTTCTCGTAGCGCGGCGGAAACGCGCCGCCGCCCTTAGCGACGACATTGACGCCTTCGACGGGGAATGAGCCGACCTTCTCTTCCTCGGTGCGACCGTCGTTCTCAGCCTTGTAAGCTTCGACGCCAATCGATTCGATGTAAGCTGATCGCTCGCGCTGTTCGTCCGCGATTGTGTAGACCGGCTCAGGCGGCGGATATTCATATTGCTGTTCCTCGCCGGTGGAGAGCTCGCGGCTCCCGACGACCGCGGGCGACAAGCCCTCGCTGGGATCGCGGAAATCCGGCGGATCCTCGGGCAGTGGCGGCGGACGGCGTTGGGGCGGCGGCGAGCGTCGGGGAGGTTGGGCCATGAGAGACTCCAGTTGGCCCGTCAGGGCGCCCTGGCGGGCCTTCTCACTTGGAATGCTGGACACGTCTTAAGAACGCTGTCGCCAGCCTACGGGCGCGGAGCATCCATCAAAGCGTGGAGTCGCGCAATCCCCTGGAAACGCCCATCGGCGTCTGGACACGGCGTAAATTCGACATCCGGCAGCGGAATGTCGATTCGTTCCTGAGACGTCTCAAGGCTACGCGAAGCCGGCTTCGTTCCGCTTAAGTGTTCCACGTGGAACAAGGGCGCGAGAGCGGTGAAACATCTCTGTGGCTTAGGGTAATGCCAAACACGATAAATGTGGCAATGCGCGGCCGCCGGATTAGGCCAAAACGACGTGGTGACCAGAAGAAGAATGCAGGGGCGACGGAGTGGGCTCACCGACTAGGGCTCTCCGTACTCAGCGCGGCCACGCTGGCCCCTGCACGCTCATCGCGGAGCGAGGTGTACGCTTCGCACCACGAATCGCGAACTCTTTCACAATCTGCGAGCGCGGCTTTGAGGCGCTCGATCTCCCTCTGCAACCGGTGCATCTCCTCGATCGTATTGTCGATGACCTCGGCGCGGGTCATGCGACCTCGTCCTCGATCGCCTTGATGCGCCTCTCAAGCTTTTGCAGTTCGCCGGTCAAAGCTTCGAAGCCCAGCAAGTGCGTCTCGCCCAAGCCCTTAAGCTGAACCTCGAGCACTCTTCTCAGATATTCGCCGCGCGCCATAAGCATCCCTAACTCGATCGCACAGACCAGGCCGATGCCGATGATGATCAGATTAAGCGTCACGTCACCGCGATCGCGTTGGAGGTTGCGGACGCCGTGCCGGCGGGATTGTGCGCCGTCACACGACACGAGACGTTTGTGGTGCTATCAGCCGCGACTAGTGTGTAACTCGCAGCCGTTGCGCCCGCGATGTTCACGCCGCCGCGCAGCCACTGATACGTGTAGGTTTGTCCGTAGGTCCATGTTCCTTGCGTGCAAGAGAGCACCTGACCCACGGTGCCTGTGCCGCTGGCGACAGGCGCAGCGGTGTTCACCGGCGGCAACTCATTCGCCAGGCCAGCGGTGATCGCCGCGCCCATCGCAGCCGGCGTCAGATTGCCGCCGCGGCCGGCGTTGACGACGAGTAAAATATCATTCGTAAAACGCGTATTAGCCTTGTTGCCTGGTCGTAACCCAGCCGGCGCGGTCAGCATGGTTGCGTCATGCGTGGTTGTATCGGTTCCGAGCAACGCGGCGATCGCGTTAAGCTCAGCCGCTCGATTGGGGTTCCACTTGTGAATGCGGGCGGTGATGGCGATCTGGCTGGAAAAATCCGCAATTTTGTAGGACATCAATTGTCTCCTCGCAGTAGAGCCGAGCGCCCGGGAACACACGTGCAATCATGCCACATAAACGGCGTCGGCACGTTCATCTGGCTGAGCCCTTGTTGATAATCTGATCTTTGCTGCATGGCTTGCTGCACGGCGAATTGCTGGTTCTGCGCTTGCGCTTGCAACATCATCCGCTGCCGCATTTCGTCAGTGACGTGATGTTGCCACGCACGCCAAGTCGCCTCGACGATGACGCGACGATCTGCAATCTGAGCCATATTGGCGAAATCGCGCCAAATATCGCGTTCAGCCTCGACCTCGGCGAGCTTGGCGATCAGCCGCGCGTTCTCGGCCTCGACCTCAGCGAGTCTGTTCGTCAAACTTGCTAGCTCCTTCGATGAGGAGTCGTTCGACCTTTCCCGCTTCAAGAGCGGCATCGCCAGGAGTGCTAGAGTCGACATCAAGCCCATTTTTGTTCTCCTCCCGCCAGCTTATGCGTGACGCGGAGAAAAATCCATCCCGATTTTTCTCCGGTGCGAAACAAAACCAGCCGAACGGCATCGCGCCCGCTTTCAGCTTTTTACCCCTCCAGCCCGGGCGGTGCATCATCGGCAATCGCTCGATCCCGATATAGACATGGTGGAGATGTTGCATGATGTCGGAGCGGCCGGCGCCCTCGAGGCTCATCAGCCGCAAAAGCACAAACATCGGCAAGCCCAGCTTCAGTCCGTGGCGAATGAAATCGTCGGCCCAGCGGTACGGCGGATTGGTGACGATCGCCTGAAGATAAGTAGTCTGGTACGCGCCGAAAAAATCGATGTCGGTCTGAATGTCAGGATCTCGACCGTCATAGTCGATGAGGTCATGGCTGATCACGCGCCAGCCGCCGGCTTTAAGCTCCCTTGAGATCGCGCCTTTGCCGGCGCACGGCTCGAAGAGCACGCGATACTGGTCGAGCTCGCCGGTGCGAATCAGGGCGCGCGTTGCTTCCGGCGGCGTCTCGCGCAGATCGAAAGCCCGCTCTTTCCAGCGGCCACGCTGCGCGCCTTGCCGACAAATCGCCATGCGCTTCTTCATTGGAGGTGGCTCAATCGTCTCGGTCGTCATTGCGCTTGATTCTTCCCTTCCAGGGCTCCATCGCATCGCCGTCGCGCCAATCGTTGGGCATGTCGTCGTTA